GATAAAAGGTTACTTTGAAGTAGTGGAAACGGGGAAAGATTCTTAACTGAGTAAAGAACCGGATCATTCAAACCTTCGGGTTTGCACAACGGAAGAGTCAGAGGTTGGACGAAAAGAGTGATCAGATCGTTCAGTCAACCCGAAAAACGCCAGTCGTTCATTAGAAGGTTGAGTTGATAACCGGGAAAAAAAGGAGACGCAAGTTTCGTACAATATACCGGGGAGCAGGAAAGCTGAAAAGCCGGAAATGTTCCGTACAGCAGAAGTACTGATCGCAAGAAAAGAACCAAGTTGTATTTTGTAAAACACTCCGTCCGGGAAGGTCGACCGCAAGGAAAACCCAAGGGACAGCCGGAAGGTGATGCTGTAAAAGGCAGAATCTGAAAGCGATGGGTTGAATAGTAAGTTAACGGAATGCGCAAGCAAGAAGAAGATGAATATGCAGCCAACCACCATAACCGTACAACATTCTGCGGGGAGTCGTGCCCCCCAGTTGGTGAGAGCCAGATCGTCTCGTCGTGTCCTGAGGGGACACAACGGCACTGACAGTCACGTACTGATACCTGAACTGGTTTGGGATCCAGTCCAGATATCAAATGTTAGTGCTAAAGGTTGTTGGCGTAAGGCCAACGACGCACTCATTGATTCCTTCAATCTCCTGGGATACAAGTTTGACAGAGTACTCTGTGAGCAACCCCCATCCACTTCCCTCTCTGAGGTCATGTCTGTTCTTAAGCAGTGGACAGCCTTTTGGCTACCCCACATGCTCCATGATCAGACTCCTGACCAAAGATTTAACCCCTATTCCCTCTGTTCCACTTCCTTTCGGAAGTATATTCGGAACCGGGTGACGGGGGGTGGGAAGAAGAGGAAAATTGCCGTAGGCGCTCTTCTCTTGTATTCTAAGAGATTGTTTCCGTCTTTCACAAAGGAGATGGTGAGGCAAAAGGTTAAGGACTTTTCGGAGGCCATAGCTCGAGTCGAACCACAGGTCCTCCCTCGCAAGAGGAGGATCTTCCGTGAGATTGATTTGACCGTTCATGAGGAGATTATGTCAGGTAAGCCTGGCATGATGGTGGCGGATTACCGAAAGGCTTTTCCACCATCCGTTTCTGCCTGTTTTGAGAACTCCCGACAGGGTGGGGGTATCCAGGGTTATGTCCGGGAGAAACTTCTCCCGGAATTACTTAAGGATCCCATCGTGGAGGATGTGCTCAAACTAAAGGACTTGTCCTTCATTGAGAATGATGTCAATCTGCGGATTCTTTGGGAAAGGATGTTGGAGCAACTGATCTTCGATGCTTTGATGGAACTTGGGCCCCCGGATCAGGACTGGCGTTCTGTGAAGATGGGTGCAACGGGATTAACCGAACCCCTCAAGGTCCGGATTGTGACAAAGGCTGAGTGGTTCCTACAACTGTTGACTCCAATCCAAAAGGCTTGGCACACACAGATGAGGAACAATCCAATCTTTGAATTGATTGGAGGTAAGGATGTGGAAGAAAGTCTGCGTCCCCTCTCAACATCAAAAGGCCAGAAGGTTGTAAGTGGTGACTATAGTGCCGCCACTGACAACATCTTTTTGACCTATACTCGGCATGCCGCTGAGCAGATGTTGGATCGGACACAGATTCTTCTACCTCCTACCTTTCCCAGTGTCTATGCTGACTTCCTCAAGAAGTTAGCATTGCACTCTTTGACACAATCCGTCCTTGAGTTGAGGGGCGAGTCCCCCGTCGAGGTAACTCGTGGTCAGATGATGGGCCACATTCTCTCATTTCCGTTACTTTGTATCATCAACCGTGCAGCTAGCTGCATGTCGATTCCACGTTCACGTTTCATGAGGATAAATGGGGATGATGTCATCTTCCCAGCATCCCTGAAGGAGTACAAGTCTTGGAAGTCATCGACTCGGTGTGTTGGTTTAGAGTTTTCCGTTGGGAAGAACTACTATTCCAGTTCACTCGCGTTGGTGAATTCTGTGTATTGTACATACGACAAGGATGTGAGGAGGTGGGTGAAGGTCCCTGTCCCGAATGTCGGTCTCTTGAACTGTCCATTTGATAAACAGGTGGACCTCAACAACGGTAGACAGATACTTCCCTGGGAGGTGCTGGGTTCCCGGTTTGTGGACTTCGTCAAAACCTCAGACGAGTCCAACCACCGGTTGTACCTTGACCTCTTCCGGAAGTACTATCCCATTCTTCGAGGTTTTCCTGGTCCAATGTATGGTCCAAGGGAATTTGGTGCACTCGGTGCACCCGTACCCAGTCCGAAGGTTAAGTTCACGAAGAACCAACTCTTGTGGATGAATGCCCACCGAATGGGGATCTTTGACTTCCGTGAGGGTACTCGGACAGACTTTTCGCGTATATGCGACTTCTATCAGAGTGCACTCCAGAGGGAGATCCTCGGTGAACATTGGCACTGGGGTCCGTCACATCCTGGTGAGGGCTATGGCCCAGTTAACAGGATGGGGGATGGTCTCGATCCATATGAACGTGATGGGGGCTTGGGTGGTCAATTAATGGCTATGAGGAGATGGGTGACCGATCTGTCTTCAGACAAACATGTTAAGATCTTTGGTGCACGGAGGTGGAACCAGTTTAAACTATCTAAGTCCAAGACTGGTGGTATACCCCCATTACCCGAGAACTTTTTACATAAAGTCATGGGCAACTCGGTATGGTCCTACGCTCCAAGATGGTTCAATGATAGGGATGTCATTGGATACCGGTATGAGGACGATGCGTCTTACCTCCATGAGATTTTCCGAGCACCTTAGAGTACCCCGTGTGAACACGGTGAGTAACGAAGAGACCACTAGGTGATCCCCTCGAACTGGTCCCCCCAGGGGCATGAAATACTCTCATGGCGAACAAAAGAACACAAAAGACCCAGAACTCTACTCCTGCCAAGAGGCAGAAGAAGGAGGTCCAAACTATGGATCTCGTGCGCACAGATGCTAGGATGTCTAGGGGTGTGGTGGCCGCACAGACGGCTGTGACCAATATATCTCGCTCCGGTAACATTCGTGTCCGGAACCAAGAGCTCTATTTTGGTAACAGCAATCTGATCGGTAACGCTACTGCCCCGAATCAGGTAAGGTTGGGGGCCGTTGTGTCCCCATCTGCCATTGGCACGTGGATCACGAATGTGGCGGGCAATTACTCTAAGTATCGTATCCATAGTATAACCTATGAATACATACCAATCGTTGGGACTACTGCAAGTGGCACCTTTGCGATGGGTTTCTTTACGGACCCCTCGGATGGTAACAATTACAATAGTTCTACGGTGGGTAGTGCTCTTGCTCGCCTGTCCGCTTGTACGAAGTTCTCTTGTGGACCGCTTTATACGGCCCAAAAGATCACTATCAAGGCAGAGGACATGAACTTCGGATCCCAGTTCCTTCCCTATGATAGTTCGTTGGGAATCCTGACACCGGAGGAGCTCGCTCGTACCACTTGCAAGGGTGCGGTTGGCTTCTATATCCAGTATGATCAGGCTACGAACCCAGGGAATGTATTTGTGACGTACGATATCGAGGTAATGGACCCCGTCTCGGCTATCCTACAGTCGTAGAATGGGTGTTCACAAAATAGGCAGAAGTGCTTGAATACTAGGGGAAGGTAACGACCCCGGCCAATGTCCCAATCCTTGCTATCTTTCGCAAGACCATGACACTGGCAGCGGATCCTTCCTGGGTATTGCTCGGCGTACGGATGTGACGTTGGGTGTATCCGGGGTAAAAGGGGAGTTGCTCGCCACATAATGTGGTGGAAAAGATTGGTGTGAAAGACGTTGAAGGAATCATTGGTAGGTCACGACCACTGGGGTGGTTGTGGACAGGTTAACCAGGCCTGTCGGGCTCTCTTACTCGTATCCACGAGGGTGAGTCT